GTAACATCGACTATGAGCTTTCCACTGAATCCTGAATCTTCACTGAGAGAAGAATGTGATCTTCCTTATCTTTACAATTATATCCAGAGTAGGTATAACATTCGTAAGAACGGGAAATCTCTTATTCCAGCGGATTCTAGAGTTTTTTATAAGCTTAGGCACAACGTATTCAAAACTTATATCTCGTTCGTTTGTTCAATCCCTTCATCCGAAGAAGTTAGTTTCTCAGACATGCACTTATGTGACTCAATGAGGACGCCTGATTATCTTTTTGTCGACAGTTATGAGAGGTCAGTGACTCTCATCGAATACACTGTCACAAATACTAAAGCAGCCAGTATACAAAATAAGGAAAGCATGGGTAAATACAACCCAGAGTGCGAGCACTTGAGGAGTATTGGTTACAAAGTTGAAGACTGGTATTTCATTCTAGCATTGGATTCTGATGTTTTGGAATTGACAGAATCTCTCACATTTTTCCTTAACAAGAAGGGTATCCTTTTACCTGATGACCTTTTCCAATCGTTGAGTCAGCTAAAAGATGAATTTTTGTATATGAATTGGCACCTCAATGAGATCATGCCAGAACTTTTAAGCAATGATGATGGGTCAATAGATGTCAATATTCCTGTTCCAGCCTTGAACCCTTCACCCATCTTTAATGAAACAATCCAGAAAGCTAAAATCTCCAGGGTTGGTAATGTGTTCTTAAAAAGGAGGTTGAAGATCAAGAGCAGGGAGTTGCTGAGGTCCATGCCTAGGAAGAGCAAGACTTTCAGGTTCAAGCTCAATTACAACTTTAGGGATGATGTATTGTACACCTCATTAGATGAAGGAGGCCTTTCTAAGGATGAGATCATGTCTATGTTGACTATGGAAGATGACCGTTTGATAAAATACGTAAATATCATCGGTGCATATGAATCGGTTGAGCAGCCTTTTAACAAATATGGTGATATAGAGGTGGATCCAGAAGAGCTAGAGCAGAGATCTGATCTTCAAACTCGGATTGTTGAAGACAACTATTCAGATGCCTTGTACTACAGATTAAGTAGAGTTGAAATAGACACCATTTCAGACTGTAGTTTGGAAAAGCTAGTGCCAGATGCCGTTAACATATACACAGCAAAGCTGCAAGAAAAAAGGAAGAAAACTGACAAAACGATAACTCAAAAGAAGAACCCGTTTATTTTTATGCCTACTTCTGGGTTAACGAAAATAGGGTCAGATGTAAAATTTCGATCTAAACATACATTAACTAACAAAGTCTTATCTTCAAAGATCCAGAACTCATCTCATGGATTCATTGAAAGGAAAGTAGATTATGAAAAGATGGTTATCTTAGAGAAAAATTTATCCAAATCTTGGGCAAAAATCAAAGGTGTACAAAATATTAAAGACATCTTGAGGGGCAAAATCGAAATGCCAGATGACCTTCGGGGGCCATGTGAAGAATACAATTCATTGAAACAGTCCTTCTCTGGTGTTTTGTCAGAGGCTAAAAGAACCACATATAAAAACAGAGTAAATATTCCTATGGCCGAATATAAGAAAAATTTCCCATTAGAAATGGAGCACTTCTCAAAGACCTCATCTGCGGTGATCATAAGCCCTGAGTATGTTTTGGGAGATCTTCTTCAACAATACCAGAATCTGATAGACCAGACAATGGAAATGGAGGTGGAGCCAGCTACAGACAGAATTTTTTCTGATACTGAGCCACAGGGAATGAAAATGAAGAAAAACTGCGAAGAGATGATGGATTTAATTCAAAGTGCTGAATCAGAGTATTTGCATACTTCCTTGGCCAAGACCACTCAGTTCATCTCTAACGTCTGCCACTCATTAATGTATTACTCAAACATCAAGCTCAATAAAAACGACTTTTGTGTAGACAGAATGGGTTACAAAAATGCACTGATAATTGTCAGAGGCGGGAAGAAGATTCTTTCAAGCAGAAGGAGCAGGCTTTTTAGGTTGATATTCCCGGTGTCGGATGCTGCTGAGGTGATCTGCTCCACAGACACTTTAGAGTTCATGACTATCGGTGGGGTCAGGTATTGCCTGACACCATGGAGACAGTTCGGTCAGTCACTTCTCAAGAAAGGCCTTGAGCTGCATTCAAGTTTCGGGAACTATTACCTGTCTGGCATGCTAGATAATGGATTGCAAAAAGAAGAGTGGTCTAAGTTTTGTTCTCTGAAGATTTTGAATATGTTCAGTCAGAAAAGGAAAATGGAAGTGTGGTTTTCTTCATTAAGATACATATACTTTAACAGCACTGGTACTCACACAGACCCAATCAGCTTGTTTGATAGCATGGTTGAGTATGATTACGATTCTTATTTTTACCTCATTCAAAGGATGTTTTGCAGAGGTTATCTCAAGCTGGTATCTGCCGTAAAGGAAGGCAAAATCTATGACTTATTCCATGAGATCACTTATGATAACTTTGATCTTTGCTATGAAAAGTTTGAAGAAACAGCCTATATGGCAAAAGCTCCAGTAGATCCTGTCAACGAACATTTAGGAAACCTTTACAAGGTCTTGAATGTGCATCATGAATTTAAGCAGTCATATCCTACTGATGACCCTCAAGATATCCTTAATAAGAGCAGAGTTGACCTCTCTGCTGAGGACGTAGGGAAAAAACTACGGGAAGATGATTTCAAATTCGACCCAAAGCTGTGCTTCTTGATTGGCAAGTTGGCATCTGACATGTTTCTCACTTCAACTACAAAACAAGAGCTGTCTCAAAAATTTTCTAACATACTATCAGCTTCTATGACCCAAATAGCCACAAGCAAGGGAATGAGGTCTAAGGAGGGCGAATTTTGGGGCAGCAAAGGTTTTGACGTTGTATTCTCTAAGCTCAACTTAAAAGAAAATGTGGAAGAATTGATCAAAAGTTTCCCTTTCGACAGAAAAGAATATGACAGAGTTTCCAAGGATGTGAGCAGAGATTTTAAAATGGCATTAGAAAATACAAAAGATTTGAAGATGGAATTTGACATGAAAGACAAAGCTCAGTACAAAGGTGCTAGAGAGATTTACGTAATGTCTGATGAGACTAAACTCCTGCAGCAACCTTTAGAGAATTTCTTCAAACAGCTTTGTCGCTTAGTTCCTAATGAGCTGATGCATAAGAAAAGCCATGTCCGACCAAAGCTCATTCACAGAAAAGTTTTTGAAGATAAAGAGATTTCAGGGGAAACAATGTATTGCACCTTAGATTGTACAAAGTGGGCACCGAAAAGCAACTTGTGGAAGTACGTTTACTTTGTGTATGGGATGAGAGATGCCTTGCCAGAAGAGTTTTACAATTACTTTATGAAGGTCTGGACCTTGATGTTTAAGAAAGTCATCAGGATACAGTCTAAATATGTGGAGCTCATGAAAACAAACGAGAAATTCAAGAAATTTGAAGGCTATCTCAAAGTCAGACCTGATGGAGATTATGAATTATTGATGCCTTACAGTTTCATGATGGGGATTTTCAATTATCTGTCTTCTTTGTTTCATGCAATGAGCCAAATATATTTCAATAAAGTGGTGTCTTCACCTAAAGGGGTCTACTTCAACTTGATGGCCCACAGTGACGACAGTGGAGGGTCAGTCGTTGCAAATAACTACCAAACATGCATAGAAATGTTTGCTTACTATGAAAAGTTTCAGAGGCTGTGTAATCATCTGTTGTCTAGAAAAAAATCTTCTCTTTCTAAAGACAGTTTTGAATTGATCTCCATCATGTACTATAAAAGACGGCTGATCCCAATGACCCACAAATTTATAGGGAATGTTGCACTGTCTCCTACCGGTGAAGGTTGGTACAGTGACATCTGTTCGGTTGTAGGCAAAGTGATTGATGCGTTCAACAACGGAGCGTCTTTATTGCAATGTTATATGCTGATGTTGGCTCAAGGCGAGCTCATTAGGAAATCTTATCATATGCCTAGATCGACGAAACTCTCTGCCGTACCCCTCCATTTCGGTGGAATATTTAACATGCATCCTTTACACTTGATTCTGATTGGCTCTTGTGCTCAAGAGGTCATATTGGATCTTGTTGAAAGCCCTCGTGCGAGAGACTTCCGGATCAACACTTACAGGTTGTTTGCAGGAGATTATGTTGTGGGAAGAGGATCACCCATAAAAACAAGATCTCCATATTTTGTACACCATCCTGACAATTTAGATTTGGATGAGAGATGCCAGGAAATCCTTAGCAATCTGTCTATAATGACAGATAAAGGCACATTACCTGATGCTATCAGGTATTACAATTCAATCAAAATGAATAAATTTAAGTATGCATTACTGAATGTGGACAGTTTTAAACTCTTATATTCTACTCTTTTCTTTAAATTAGATGTTATCGTTGGATCTGACAGAAAGGTTACTTTAACCGACCTCTGCAGAAATTACTTGGCATTTAATATTATTGGCTTGAAGCAAGAAAAAAATTTCTTGGGGTATTCTAATGACATCAATTACATGCGAGCAGCAGAGAACATCTATATAGATTTCAATAAGAACACAGTCGTTTCAAATAAGGCATGCAAGCCTATGATTTACCACACTTTCATGAACTTAGGGTTGGACCTTTCATTTGAAGATGTGGCAAACTTAAAACTATTCAATGCAGGACCCGAGTATTCAAATTTGTTGAAGAATAAAAAGAAGTGGGAAGTCATGACAGACTGGGTTCTGCAAAATATGGGAGAAGGCAGCACAAAAGACAAGCTTAAACATCTTTCTACTCTTGAGCGGTCAGATACAGAAAAACTAAGAAGTTGCTACCTATTCATTCCTTCAGGCATTAGCATTGACACTCCAGAGAGGTTCTGGACTTACGTGAATTTCTATTGCAGCAGAAGAAACTTCATTTCCGAATCTAAACCACAATTTTACAGTATGGAAAGTTTTGAGTTATGGGACTTACCTTACGATTCAATGAAGCACTACTACTTGATGGTGAAAATAATTTTGAATGCTGACAACCCTCGAGAGATTTTACCTTCATTATTGGAAAGTTTCAACAATTGCAGTCAATGCATGAACAAGGCTTCATTAGAACTAACTTTAAAAAAGCTTTGTGACATGAGAGAGTTAGGTCCGTATGAGCGGTTTTTGACTAGGCTTCCATTTGCTATATACAGCAGGCCTCAATACCGTGCACAAAACGTTTGGTATGGGAGCAGCGACTTTAAAATAATCACGCAATTTGGAAACGTCAGTCACAGAGAGGACAACGGTGTGATCAGGACTGAATGGGAGGTTGTTGATGACTCTTTTTTAGACCAGCTCTGGCATCTCTATAGGCTTTTCACTGAGTCTAGAGGAATACAAACCCCAAATAAAATTTATGACAACACTGGGTATATGATGAGACGAATGGCTTTCAACACCCTTGACATACCATTTTCCCCTTCAGAGAATGATTACCAGCTAATATTGGAAAATAGTGTGATAAGGAACACAGGTTATACAGAAAGTGAAATTCAAACAGATTGGAACTGTAGACCCACTTTTGAAGGAGAACCAGTTGATTTCAACATCTACCATGTTTATGATATAAACGAAAGTTTTTACAATGATCACGGATTAAAACACGTGAGAGAGCAACTTCTCCCTAATGAGGAAGTCATTCAGCAGTCTGTCTTATTAAACAATTTCTTGGAAAGCAAGATCTACAGTGTTTTGTCATTAGACAAGACACATAAGAGTAAGATGCAGCTCAAAGAAAAATATAAAAATCTGGACCTTTTGGGTTCTCTAGGCTCTTTCACCAGAGCCCTTTGTCTGGCGGATGAAATGTCACTTGTGAAGTATAGATCAAGTGTCACAAGGTTGGAGCCTACTCCTCAAATATTGGAGATGCAAACCGTCCAAAACACTCCAATAATCGACTTGTACAACTCTTCATCCATGTCGAGGGTGACGTTTGCTCAACAAAAAATCTTATTGAAAATAGCAGACGGTGACCAATTAGATGAAAAAGACTTCGAAATATTGAACAGTATGGCACAGAAGTTAGGTCTTGTAAGCTCGGCCACTATGCTCGTTAGGTACAAGAGCATTGCCAGCAGCTTAGAGCCTATCCAATTTGCTGAAATCCCTTCATCTATGAGAAATGAAACAATTAAAGTGTTATTAGATGCTTTGGCTGCATCAATGGACCACATGCCTAATCGAAAGACAGAATACCAATGGGAGGGTCCTAAGAAAGACTTTTGGAAGAACTTCAAGTTTTTGTGGAACAAAGCAAAAAAAGAAAAAGGCAAAATTCCAACACTTGCTGCACTTACTACTCACTTGGCAAAGGGGATGTTTAGAGCAAACAATGATAATGAGAGAAGATTTTGGAATATACGGAGATCTTCCCCTTTAGCCTCAGTTTTGATTTTCAGTTATCTAAACGCACAGGCTATATACTTCATTCTAAGAGTGGTGATGTCACATGTGATAAAGGACGGTCCTCAAGAAGTAGACATGCATTTAGAAGGTATGAAAGACTATAGAGCCACTAAATCTTTCTCTTATGACTTTGAGAACTCAGAAGAGTTTGAGGAGTTTGAAGAAGAAGTTCTCGAAGTTGACGTTACGGACACCACGTTCCATGAGATGGTGGTAGATGAAGATGGCCTTGACGAGGTATATGGCAGAGACAACCCTGAAAATTTTGAAACAAGGCTGTGGGGCGATGAAGAAGATGAGGTAATTTATATTGATGATGCGGAGACCTTAGTGAAAGCACAAGAGTACACCCTGACTAAAAACTTTGGGACACTTGAAATACATTGTCTAGCTGACTACGCCAATTTTACTTGGTTGGGCCCTAGTGACAACTGCTTAACTAAGGTTGGAGACTTGACTTTTTACACGTCAAAGTACCCAGGTAAACAGGTGGCTAAACCGTCTATAAGGAATGAGAAACTACTTTTAAGGAAAGTCTCTAAACGGTACGAGGATTCTCAAAAGCTGTTTCTAGAAGGGCTTGCAGAAGAAGAGGCCAAGAAAAACATGGAAGGAGCTTTAGAAGTAGTACCTGAAACGCTCAAAGAGCACTTGGAAGAATCGTTCAGATCAGCAGGCATAGTGGAAACTGCTCATGTCAAGGTTTGGCTAGATGAAGGGATGACAGGATTATCGTCAGTGATCAGCAGGATTTTAGAGAAGATAGACAAAAGTGGGAGAGGGACAGTAAAAAGGAAAAATAAAAACTATTTGCCAGGGTTTAGCGGCGTCCTACAAGATCCAAAAATATGCTCAGAACTGACGGCTCTTTTCGGGAGTAATTTCCATTTTCTGGCTTCTGGAAATATAGTGCTCAACAAAAAGGTTTTGAAGAAATTACAAAATGACATATCCTTCCTGTACTTCAGGGTCAACAACCACCACAAGGCCTTTCTCACGTTCTTGATGTCTGTGTTGAAAGATACCGTTGCAGTAGAAGGGAACTCAGACACTGAGTTTTCTGATGCAATGATGGGCTTTATATCTGACATACAGGACTTGTACATGAGCGATGAAGATGAAAGGGACACTACGGCACCTGATCCCAAACCTCAAGAAGCCTTGGCTGGAGAATACAAAAGTGTATGGGGAGTTGACTGGGAATCATTGAAGAAATAGTCTGATTAAGACAGATAGGAAGACTGGATTAAATCGGATTAATG